CAGCCAGGAATTTATATCAGAATTGAAGAAATACAAAGGCATATAGATTAAGGAGAAATCAGAATGAACGACAACGATAATGTAAATCACCCTACGCATTATACTGGCAAGTTTGAGTGCATAGAGGTAATGCTTGAAACCCAAGGCAAAGAGGCAGTGCAGAACTTCTGTATTTGCAACGCTTTCAAGTATCTTTACAGGCATAAGAACAAGAACGGTGACGAGGATATTGAAAAAGCAATTTGGTACTTGAATAAGTATTTGGAGTTAAGGAGTGACTGGAATGACTGGAATGACGGCGAAAGAATATCTTATGCGTATAAGAAATCTTGATGGATTTATAAATGCAAAAATAAAAGAAAAGTCTGAACTTGAAAAGCAAATGACTTGCTTAAAGTCTGTACAGTTTGGTGAAAAAGTTAAAACTTCTTGTTCTGACAATGCACAAAAAACTATTGATAAAATAATCGATATGTGTAATGAAATTGATGAAGAAGTTGATAAGTTGGTTGATTTGAAAAGAGAAGTCAGAGAAAAAATAAATCGTTTATCCGATAATAGATTTAAAAGCGTACTTATTGATTATTATATAAATGGTATGACTCTTGATGAGATAGCAGAGGATATAAAATATAGCAGAATACATACTATTCGCATATATGGAAATGCACTTGATAATTTTGAAAAGATGATACTAAATGATATTGAATGATACTCTTAGTAGTAGTAAAATGATATTGTGAGATGAGGGCGGAAGAGAGTGCAATGGGTTACTCAAGTTGCGACCAGTAACTCGGACGCAGATGCTGCACTCCACCGCCAACAACTTGCGTACTTCTTTCTGTATACGATACGCACCGCATTTAGCGGTGCGATGTGCTGACATAGCTCAAGTCAGGTCGGTAAGAGCTAAGATTATTTCTTGATGCAGGTTCGAATCCTGCTGTCAGCCCCAAGTGAGAGTTGCATTTTTGTACCTCCTGATATTTTGCATAAGAGCCGTCCAATAGGGCGGCTTTTGTGTTGTAAGAAAAGAGATGATTCTATGCTTAAATCTTGTCAATACTGTGGCAGAATACATAAACAAGGGGAGGAATGTAAGTTAAAGCCAAAACCAAAGCGAAAATACTATAAGAAAAAACTTACAGAAGAGAATAAAGAGATACAAAGATTCAGGTGGTCTAAACAATGGCAACATAAGCGTGAATATATAAAAAAGCGTGATAATTATATGTGTGTTGCGTGTTTATTAGGGCTTAGGAATACTGCTAAGAGATTGAATACTGTTGGGCTGTCTGTACATCATATCATACCGATAGTTGTTGATTTTGATAAGCGACTTGATGATGATAATTTAATTACCTTATGCTCGCTACATCATCGTATGGCTGATAATGGGGAAATAGAAGCAGATGTCCTTATTAAAGCAATTACTTAGAACTTCCCCCCCAAGGTGTTTGACCTTAAATCTTATATAACGGAACACCTAACGCGGAGCCAACAACACGCAAACAATTCCCAAAATGAAATTTTGAAAGGAGGCGGTCTGATGGCAAGACCTGCAAAGTCGATAAAAACACAAAGCAGACACAATACAAAAGCTGAAACAAAAGAGCGTGAAGAAGCCGAAAACCGCCTCAAAGGTAATTCAAATATTGAAATTCCTGCGTATCTTACAGAAAATCAGAAAGTCATTTTTGAGTATATAAAGAGTGTCCTCGATAGTGATGGGGCAGATGTTCTCGGCCAGCTTGATGTATATATTCTGTCTCAAACAGCTATTACAATAGACAGACTTCGCACTATTGATGAGCAAATAAACTCAATTCCTACATTGATGACAGATAAAGACATCATTTCAGCAAGAAAAGCTTATACACAAGAATTTTTTCGATGTTGCAACGAGCTGAGCCTATCTCCTCAAGCAAGAGCAAAAATAGGAAGCCTTAACCTTAGTAAGAAAAACGAACAGACGGACCCACTCTTGCAGATTTTGAAAAGAGCTGATAGCTCGTGAAAATTCGGGAACATCAAAGCTATAAATACGCCAGTGAGGTTTGCAATGGTGAAATCATTGCTCCTAAGTATGTCATAATTCAGTGCAAAGAATTTTTGAAAATTGCTGACGGAAAATCGGAAAAATACTGCATTAACGAAGATACAGTAGATTTAATTGATAATATTTTGAAATTGCTTGTAATGGCAAGAGGTTTGAAAGCACAGCAAACAATCTATGAAGCCTTTGCAGGATTTCAATTCTTTCTGATAATCGCTGTACTTTGTACAGTTTATAAAGACAATAAAAATCATAGACGATATGAAACAGCTATATTGGAGATATGCCGAAAGAATGGCAAAACCTTCCTTGTAGCTGTTATTTTTATAATTCTGTTTTTTATAGAGCCGAAATTTTCAAAGTTTTATAGTGTTGCTCCTGATGGTTCACTTTCGAGAGAAGTACAGACAGCTATCAGAGAGATTATTCAGAGCAGTTCTGCACTTGACGGAAAGTTCAAGATTCGCAGAGATGATATACTTTGCCTGCTTAATCAAAATGATTACTTTCCGCTAAATTTCTCTGCGTCAAGGCTTGACGGTAAATTGCCGAATGCGTTTGTTGCTGATGAAGTCGGAGCGTTGACAAGTAATTATCCTCTTGAGGCTATGCGTTCAGGTCAGCTTATGATACTCAATAAGCTTGGCTGTATCATCAGCACAAAGTATCCAACGATAAACAATCCATTTGAAGATGAAGTTGCTTATGCAAAAAAGGTCCTTGATGGAATTATTCAAGATGATAGTGTTTTCTCATTGTTATATGAACCTGATGAGCCTAAGAACTGGATGTCAGATGATAAGGTTATAATGCAGGGCAATCCGCTTGCTATGGTCGTTCCTGAGGTTATGAAAGACCTTGTAAAAAAGAGGGCTGTCGCAATAGAAAGCCCGCTGAAAAGAGAAAATTTCTTAACTAAACACTGCAATATAATCTATCAGGGCATAGGAACAGAAACATATATCCCTGTCGATGAGGTGCAAAAATGTAAGGTTGACAAAATAGACTGGCAAGGTCGTCGTGTGTATTTGGGCGTTGACCTTGCAGAAACAACGGATAATTGTGCCGTGGCTATTGCTTCGCTTGACGATTACGGCAATATTCTTGCTGATGTACTGGCTTTTATACCAGAAGGCAGGATTGATATTAAAAATCGCAGTGAAAAGATTGATTACAGAACATTTATCGAGGCTGGAAAGTGCATAGCTTGCGGAGATAATGTTGTTGACTATGCAGTTATTGAGCAATTTGTTTTGGACATTGAAGATACATATGGCGTTGAGGTTTGCGGAATTGCATTCGATAGATACAACGCTATGTCATCTGCTCAAAAATGGGAACAAAAATATACCAATCTTACTGTAGAGGTTAAGCAACATTCGAGCGTACTGCATCCAGCAACAAAGCTTTTGCGTGAAAAGATAATTGATGGTCAGTTTCAATATGAAGAGAATAAATTGCTTGAAATAAATTTTCAAAATGCCAAATGTGTAGAAGACACAAATAAAAATAAGTATGTAAACAAAAAGAAATCAAATGGTAAGGTTGATATGGTTGTGGCTTTGATAAATGCAGTATATTTGTTGAATGAATTTGAAATTTTAAGCGACATTGCTTGGTCAGTACAAATTTAAAGGTGGTGAAAAAGTGGGAATATTCCAAAAAATAATGGAAAAACGAATGCTTGACAGCAATTCTCTTGCAACTACATTAACAGCAATGCTCGGAACTGAAAAAATAACAGAAACAGAAGCAATGAATATTCCGTCCTTAGCTGCCTGCGCTGAATTTATTTCAAGCAAGGTCGCAGAATTGCCAATCAAGCTATATTGCGAATGTGGTGATGAAACACAAGAACTTACTGACGATAAGAGAGTAAGCCTGCTTAATGATTCCACAGGAGATTTACTTGATTGTTATCAGTTAAAAAAAGCAGTTGTAAGAGATTATCTGCTTTTCGGAAACGGATACATTTATCCAGAAAGGCATAGAAATCAATTTGTATCTTTAAGATATGTTAAGCAAAATAATGTACATTGCGTGAAAAATTCGGACCCTATTTTTAAAAAGGCCGATTTTATGATTTATGATAGAAAGTTTCGTGATGATGAGCTTATTCGTGTTTTAAGAAGCTCGACAGATGGAGTTACTGGAACAGGCGTTATTGATGAGGCTAACGAATTGCTCACCGTAATTTATAAAACAATGATTTTTGAAAAATATCTTGTTGTAAATGGTGGCAACAAAAAAGGCTTTTTGAAATCTGCACGAAAACTAAGTGATGAGGCAATGGAAAGCCTAAGAAACGCTTGGAATAAGCTATATAGCAACAATGGAAATAATATGATGCTTCTGAATGAAGGCATAGATTTTAAGGAATCCTCGAATACAAGCGTTGAAATGCAGTTGAATGAAAACAAGAAAGCAAACAACGATTATGTATGCGAGATTTTTAATCTATCACCCTCTGTCATAGCTGGAACAGCAAACGATGAATCTTATACCACTGCGATTAAAACGGCTGTAATGCCTGTTATAAGGGCTTTTGAAACAGCTTTGAATCAGGGCTTGCTTTTAGAAAGCGAAAGGCACAGACACTATTTTGCTTTTGATACAACAGAACTTCTCAAGGGAGATATACTTAAACGCTATCAGGCATATCAAATAGGTTTAGCAAATAATTTCTTACAGGCTGATGAGGTTCGATATAAAGAAGACCTAAAACCGCTTGGCTTTAATTTCATACGCTTAGGCTTGCAAGATGTTCTTCTCGACCCGAAAACAAACACAATCTATACTCCGAATACAAATCAAACTACAATGTTTGGGCAGAGTGTAAATCAGCAGATAGCTGACAGTATGAATGAAGAAACAGAACAACGCTGGGACGGTCAACGTCGAGAAAGCAATGGACAGTTCGGTAAAGGAAAAAGGCCACGCTCAGCACAGTCAAAAAGGAAGAAAAACGGTTCAGATAAATCCTCTGAAAGACTTGAAAAGTCGGATAAGAGTGATATAATAAAAACAACTCAAAAACTCTCAAAAGTACAAAAAACATCTTCAAACATACCGAAAGTGTCGGCTAAAGGAAGAAATGAATTTACAGTCAAGGGATTTAAAAATAAACAGGCTCTAAATAACCATTGGACAAATGGTCGTACTCACAGAGATGAGTATATTCAAGACGGTATTACAACGGCAGAACAATATCAAGCAAGAGCCTTGCAACTAGTACAAAGCTCTGCCGACGGTAAAAAAATATTTGGTTATAAAAATTCATTAGGTCAGATAATAAGATATGATGTTGATAAAAATGATTTTGTAAAAGGAAACCCTAAAAAAGGAATTTTTACAATGTTTAAGCCCGAAAAAGGAAAAAAGTATTTTGATGAAAAACTGAAAGAAGAAGGAATACAAGATGATTAACTTAACTGAACCATATCCTTGCCCTGTATGTGGACAACACATTTTTGAAGAACCAGATACTTATGATATGTGTCCCGTTTGTGGTTGGTTTGATGACGGATTGCAAAGAATAAGACCTGATATGTCTGGCTGTAACTATTTAAGTCTTAACGAATATCGTGAAAAGTGGCTGAAAGGAGAAATTTCTCGGCCTATACTTGATTAAATTTAACCGCTCCTTGAGGGCGGTTTTTCTATGCTAAGAAAGGATTTAAAAATGAAAATTAAACATAAAAAGATACTGGTATGTGGATTATCATTAGCTGTGCTTGTCAGTATGATTTGTGGTTGTACAGAGGCAGACAGAGCGAAAAGAAATGTTCAACAAGAAGCAGATAATTTTAATGTTGAGCGTAGACTTAGTGTTATTAATATGCGTTCTGATAAACCAATATTAGAATTGACAGGTTATTTCTCATTATCTAACAATAGTAATCATGAACTTGAGGTTACTATTGAAGTTGAAAATGGAAAATACAAGGTTGATTATATATACTTGAATGATTGGACAATGTATACTGTTGAAGATATTTCAGGTGCACATGTTGATAAATATCATTATGAAATAAATTTCTTACCTGAACAAATTATTCCGTATACATTTAAATCAAAAGATTAAGTAGAAAGTAGGTGAAACAATGGACTTCCGAGAATTTATAGAAGAACGCTTCATAAAGAGAAACTAAGCACTTTGAGAAATCAAGGTGCTTTTTTTATGCCCTGAGTATGGCTTAAAACTGCTCTATTTTTATACCCGAAGGTAGGTGAGAATATTGCAAATTGAAATCAGAAGTAGCAATGAGGCTGTCATAAGTGGCTATGTGAATGCTGTTGAGCGTGATAGCAGAATCATGCCGAAAGGTAAGGGTGCAACGGCGGTTCGTTCTTTTGTTGAAAGGGTTAAGGCAGGAACTTTTGACAGAGCAATTAAGCGAGGTACACCAATAGAACTTCGATTTAATCACAGTCGCAAGCTGGGAGATACAACAAGCAACCTTGAACTTTATGAGGACAATATCGGTCTTTATGCGAGAGCGGTTATAAACGATACTGAGGTTATCGAAAAGGCACAGCGGAACGAATTGCGGGGCTGGTCGTTCGGCTTTGTCGCAGAGGGTGAAAGCTGGGACAAAGAGGGCGAGATTGACAGGCGAACGCTTGAAGATATTGACTTGAAAGAGGTTTCAATCCTCGATAAAACACCCGCATATTTTGGCACTTCGGTCGAGGTTCGGGGCGAGGAATCAAATGTTTTTGAAACAAGAGGAATTGCTGAAGAAATTAAGACAGTTGACAGCCGAGAACCGCCTAAAATAAGTTTTGAAGTATATGAAAAAGAAATTGAAATTTTGAAAGAGAGGTAAATTTATTATGAAAGCACTAATCGAAAAGAAAAATGCTTTGCTTGATGAGGCAGACACTCTCATCAGCAAGGCAAAGACAGAGAACAGAGCGTTTGAGGAAACAGAACTTAACCGCTACAATGAAATTAAGTCTGAAATCACAAGGCTTAATGCAACAATTTCGGCAGCACAGGAAACAAGAGAATGCGAAATCAACGAGTACGACGGCAAGAAACAAAAAGAAACTACTGAAGAAGCGGAAATAAGAGCCTTTGAAAGCTATATACGCAATCCGAAAGCTCTTGAAACCCGTGCCGACACGAACCTTACATTCGGTGCGAATGGAGCTATTATCCCGACAACTATTGCAAATAAGATTATCGACAAGGTAAAGGAAATTTGCCCAATTTTTGAACTTGCAACAAAGTACACAATGGGTGGTACCCTTACAATTCCGTATATCGACACAGCTACAAGCGACAATAAAATGGCCTATGCGACTGAATTTACAGAGCTTGAAAGCACTTCGGCAAGTTTTAAGTCAATCTCATTGACAGGATTTCTTGCGGCTACTCTTTGTAAAATCTCAAAATCGCTTATCAATAACGCTAAATTTGATGTAGTTTCCTACACAATTCAGCATATGGCAGTCAATATTTCACAATGGATTGAAAATCAGCTCCTTAATGGTACAACAGGAAAAATTGAGGGCTTGAGCGGTGTTACCCAGTCTGTTACGGCTGCTTCTGCCACAGCTATTACCGCCGATGAACTTATCGATTTGCAAGAAAGCATACCAGATGTTTATCAAAATGGTGCAGTTTGGATTATGGCAAAGAGTACACGCACAAAAATCCGCAAATTAAAAGATGGTGACGGCAATTTTCTCTTGCAGCGTGACTTTACCGCTCCCGCAAGATACACACTTCTTGGTAAGCCTGTTTATATATCTGACAATATGCCTGATATGGCTGCGGGCAAGACGGCAATTTTCTACGGCGATATGAGCGGACTTGCAGTTAAGATTTCTGAAAATTCACAGTTTAATGTTTATACAGAAAAGTTCAGTACACAACACGCAATCGGTATTGATTGTTGGCTTGAGATGGATGCAAAGATTGAGAACGCTCAGAAGATTGCAAAGCTTGTCTGCAAAGGAACATTAGGTCCTTAAGGGATAAGGGATGATGAAGCGTGAAAATAAGCGAAATTACGATTGACAGTGTAAAAGAATACTGCGGAATAAGCAGTAATGACAGCAACGAAATTTTAACCGCTTGTCTTGCTTCTGCTAAGGCGTATGCAGTTGGATTTACTGGCTGTACTTTGGAAGAACTTGAAGAATTTGAAGATGTATCGTTGGCTATTATGATGTTGGCTAACGATTATTTTTTGTTTAGATTCAGCGGTTCAGGCAATGATAAGCCGAATCCTGCTGTTGAGAATATTCTCCATATGCACTGTAAAAATTTTTTGTAAAAATTTTTTTGCGAGGTGAAAAAATATGCAAGCGATAGTGTTTAAGGATAGAGTAACACTTGAAGAACGCAAGCAAGGCTATGGCAGTAATCCTGAACCAAAAACTGTCAATAGTCGCACAGTATGGGGCTGTGTAAGTTTGCCAAGTATGACAACTAAAACAAAGGCTGAAAGCATAGGAATTAAGGCTGATTTATCAGTACATCTATATCGTTCAGAATATTCAAGAAATTATACACATATCAGCATTAATGAAATTCGTTACAAAATCGAGAGTGTGACAACCTCAATAAACGAATTATTTGTTAAGCTGACAGTTTCGAGAGTGTGATAAAATGGGAGAATTTTTTAGTCTTACTCCACCTGATATTGACAGCTTTGTAAACGCTTTGGATAAATGCGGCGATAGACTTAATGCAGATGTCGGGGAAGCACTTGAGAAAGGTGCAAAGATGATTGAACAGGAACAAAAACGGATTATCTCCCAGAAGTCGCATAATCTAAGCCGATACATACACAGTAAAGCTGAAAAAACCACCAAAGGAAAACAATATTATAGGATTGGTTATACAGGCGATGAAGATGTAAAAAAATGGCTTTATGGAGTAGTCTTTGAGTTTGGCAGACCTGGTAAATCTAAAAATCGAGGGTATATATACCGCAAACGAAAAACTCGTGACGGTATAAAAGAAATCAAAGAACGAAACGGCAGAATAGAAGAATTTTCGCACATTCGCAGGGGCTTTGACAATAAAATTGAAAGTGCTTCAGAGAAGGTTGACAAGGCTTTTAATGATATTGTTGACAACTTGGGAGATTAACAATGATTTATAGCTTAATCGATGAAATACTAACACAATTTGATATACCGTTTTATTGCGGTATGCCGAACTTCGGAGATGATGAGCCACCACTCTATATGGTTTATTCAACGTGGGAATCCCCCTCACTTTACGGTGACGGGGATTTTTTAACACAAAAATATACCGTGAGCCTGCACTTTTTCTGTGATGTTATGCAGTTTTCGGAATGCCGACAGCTTGAAAAAGCTGTGCGTGAAGCTCTGCTTGAGGGTGGCTTTCAGTACGTTGGTTCGCAAACTCCGTCTTTCGGAGCTGACGAACCTCAACAGCGACACATAATATATGATTATTCGATAGAATTAGAAAGCGAGGAATAAGTTATGTCAAAGAATGACGTAAAAACAGTAACAAATATTGAGAATCTCACGGTTTGGAAAAGAACCGAGGGCGAGGAAAGCACTACTTACGGCAATGCGGTTTCACTCGTCAAAAGGCTTATGACGGTATCGGACAACCCAACCACCGTATCAGATGATTTATACGGCGATGGAGAAGCTGTGGCGAGCTACAGCGCAAATATGGGCGGTACGCTTGAACTTGGGCTTACGGATTTGACCGCCGCCGACAGGGTGCTTTTCTTCGGCGAAACAGACGAGAACGGCACAAATATTGTGTCTAAAACAGATGTATGCAATTATACAATGGTTGCGTATCAGAGCCGTCAGCATAACGGCAAGCTCAAGCTTACAAAGTACGTCAGAGTACTTTTTGCGCCTGGGCAGGAGCAGGAACAGCAGGTCACAAAGAGCGGAATTTCTTGGAGTACAAAGACCCTCAGTGGCACATATACTCCCGACCCCGATACAGGCGTATTCAAATATGTTCGCCGTGATGTTGACCCGACAGCAGACACCGAGCTGATAAGCAAATGGTTCACAAATGCCGAATATCACGGAGAAACCACTGCGTCAAGCGGAGAATAAACTATCGTCAAGGAATACGAAGTACACAAAAGTTTTCTTGCGGTTTCCAAAGGCTCTGCCTTTGGGCAAGGTTTGGGGCGACAACCCCAGCAAGGAGGAATATAAATGCTGAATGATTTGGAGCGTAAAAGTTATATGCTTCACATCGGCGGCGCAGAGTACCGAGTTCGGTACTCGCTGAACAGCCGTCTTTGCTTGGAGCAGTGCTATAAGCCACTTGAGGATATGCTCTTGATACGTCCGCAGGACTGGAGCATAGAGGATATTTTGCAGCTTGTGAGGGCGGGAATCGTTGATTTGCCCGAAAACAAAAAAGCCGTTATCAATCGTGACTGGGCGGGAATAAAACCAACGCTTGACGAGCTTGGCAGGAAAATTGAAATTGACGACCTGCTTGCGGTCAAGGTTGAGCTTATGCGTGCGCTGACCGCCAGCTTTCCCGAACCCGTTTACGGAGCTGAAAGCGAGGATTTTGACGAGGGGCGGCATGAAACAGATTACGGGCAAATAAGAGCCTTGTATTGTGACGTTTTGCGCCGCCCGAACTCGGAATTTTGGACAAGCACACTCGGCGAAATTTACAAGCGCATAGACGATTATTTGATTGTCAAGGGCTTAAAGGAAGCTCCGCTTGAGGTGAATATTTTTGATGATGATTGATGATTTTTATTAAAATATAAAAACATTCTTTACATTTGTGATTTCTTGGTGTATAATGTCAATAAAATTATATGTAAGGGGTGTATTTTTATGTTTAGATGTACAGAATGCGGTAAAATATCTTTTAATCTTGACAAGAATGGTATGTGTAATAGATGTGTAGATTATTATATTGCGTCCGGGCAACGCATAATTGATAAGATAGACGAAGATGGTCTTTATGCTAAAGACTCTTCTAATCCACTGGAAACTCGAAAGGCAAAATTGCAATCGGCAAAAGAACGATTTGAAAAGCTAATGCAACAAAAAGAAAGTAAGGTTATTTTACTTTATCATCCCAAAATTATAGAGCAAATTCAAAATGCTTTTAAAAAAACAGAAAATGAAATTTGCGAAGCATTCGAGGCGCTTAAGAAAATTGAAAATGCTAAAAACTATACATTTGAATATAAAGAAGCGCTTGAGCAGTATTTAACCAGGTCTTATAGATATGCACCAAATGAATACGATTCTCATATATATCAAACAAAAATGTTTGATACAGTTTTACAAGGCATTCCAAAATCAAAAATTGAAATAGACAATTCAGAAATGGAAATAATTCCATATTTTGAATTTAAATCTAAAAATATAACTAAAAAGACGAAGCTTTCTAAATTTTGTAATTTTATAGTAATAGATACTGAAACAACAGGATTAAATTCGCACAGAGATGAGATTATTGAAGTTTCTGCTATAAAGTTTATAAATTTTGAACCAGTAGAAATTTTTTCAACTTTGATTAAACCTCATAATCCTATTTCTGCTTCTGCAAGTAGAGTTAACCATATCACGGATGGCATGGTTGAAAATGCTCCATATTTCGCTCAAATTGAAAAATCTTTAAGAAGCTTTATAGGCGATTTACCTATTGTTGCACATAATGCAGAATTTGATATAATGTTTTTGCATAATAGTGGATTAAAACTTAATTATGATAAAACCAATTTTTATGACACACTTCAATTAAGTAAATCATTAATTAAAGATGCTAAAAATTACAAATTATCAACTTTATGTTCTGAACGATATATATATTTTGAAAACGCACACAGAGCAGGCGTTGATACTCTTGCAACAGGGCTTCTGTTTATAGAACTAATCAAAATTAGATTTGATATTTGTAATATTTATGATTTATTTATAAATTAAAAAATATTTTTTGACAAATAAATAACTTGCAGAAAAGCACTCTGAAAAGGGTGCTTTTTTTCATACCCTAAAGAAAGCAGGTGAAGCCATGGCGGGCAGAGAATTTACAACGAAATTCGGAGCGGATACAAGTTCCTTTGCCGAAGGAATCGAAAAGGTAAAGTCAAAGCTTATTGAACTCAACAAGTCCTTTATCCAAAATCAAGACGCAATAAAGGCAACAAACAAGGAAATCAAAGAGCTTGAGAAAGAACAAACACAGCTTAACAAGGCTATGTCCGAATCAAAGAAAACCGAGAAAGAACAGAAAGAAAAGCTTGACGAGCTTAAAAAGGCGATGTCTGAATCCTCCGATGTGACGGACGAACAGCGGCAGGCATATGATAAGCTGAAACAGGAGCTTAAGGAAACCCAAAAAACGCTTGAAGCGCAAAAAGAACAATACGCCAAGACAACCGAAAAAATTAAAGAGAACAAAGACCAAGTTGCGACCTTGAAAGCAACTCAAGCAACATTGAAAACGGAAATGAAAGCCGTGACCGATGAATCAAAGGATTTAGGCGATTCTCTCGGAAAGTCAAGCGAGGGTTTCACTGTTCTGAAAGGCGCTATTTCGAATCTTGTTTCGGACGCTTTGAATGTTGCAATTGACAAGTTCAAGGAAATGGCTGTATCTTCAGAGCAAGCTTTGAACAGCTTGCAGGCAAAAACAGGCATGAGCGCCGAAGCCGTGGGCGAGCTTAAAGACGAAATGTACGACATTTACAAGGCGGGTTATGGTGATGATTTACAAGATGTTGCGGATAAGCTCGGACTTGTCGTACAAAATATTAACGAAAGCAACCCTGAAAAAATCAAAAGCATAACCGAAAAGGCAATAGCTCTAAGCAATACTTTCGGCTCTGACTTTGAGGAAAATCTGCGCGGCGTAAACGCTTTAATGACAAGTATGGGAACGACTGCGGACGAAGCCTTTGACCTAATCGCCACAGGCTCGCAGAACGGGCTTGACAAGTCGCACGAGCTGACCGACAACTTAGCGGAGTACACGCAGATTTGGGCGCAGGCGGGATTTTCAGCCGAGGAAATGTTCTCAATTCTACAAAACGGCGTTGACAGCGGTGCATACACTCTTGATAAAGTAAACGATGTTGTTAAAGAAATTGCTATTTCTATTACCGATGGTAGGCTTTCGGAGAACATTGACAGCTTCTCGGACAAGACAGCGACAATTTTCGAGAGCTTCAAAAACGGTAAGGCAACACAAAAAGATGTTTTTGATTCGATGATTAACGACTTGAACGAAAGTTCAAACCTTGCCGATAAACTTGCGACAGCTTCTAACAGTTGGTCTGCACTCGGTGAAGATAATTCAATGAAAGTCATCGAAGCCCTTAATAATGTCAATGATACATACAAAGATGTTGCTGGTACAATGCAGGAAATCAATGATATACAGTACAATGATGCTGGCAGTCAGATTGAGGCTCTTGGTAGACAATTTGAAGTAGATATTTTACAGCCTATTGTTGAAGATGTAACTCCTAATATAAAAAACATCATTTCATGGGTGTCAGAACACTTACCTGAGGTGACATCTGCACTTGCGGGGCTGACGGGTGGCTTTATCACGTTTAAGGCGGCGACTGCAGCGGGAAATTTCATAGCCGTTTTAATCAATAGCTTTAAACTATTAACAAAGGCTACCGAGACGGCAACCACAGCGCAAATAGCCAACAATGCCGCAGTTTCCGCTAACCCGTATGTCGCCGTGGCAAGCGTTATTTTAGGTTTGGTCGGCGCAATCACTGCGGGAACAACTGCGATGAACGCCTCAAAGTCTGCAACGGAGGACGCAACCGCCGAAATAGAGGACTATACGCAGGCAATAGAGGACGCAAAAACCGCCGCTGACGATAAAGAAGCGTCCTCCGAAACCGAAATTTCTGTGCTTGAAGCGCTAAAGGAACACTATGACGAGCTGAGAAAAAAGGTAAATTTGACCGCCTCAGAGAAGAGAGAACTTGACAATGTTGCGGCAGATTTAGCTAAATCTCTTGGTACGACAACAAGCGCATTGAAAGACCAAAGCGGAGCATACCAAGACATTAGCAAAAATATTGACGAATATATTGAAAGACTTAGGGCGAAAATCAAACTCGAAAACGCTCAGGATATACTCAAAGAAGCGTATAACGTGCGTGATAATGAGCTTACCTCAGACGATGTACTGGCAGCTCGAAAGGCTTACACGGATTATGCAAAAGAGATTATACGAAGCATAAACGATAGCAATAACACTAATGGAAGTAACTTTCTGAAATCCGCAAATCGTGAAACTTTAATAGAAGAATTAAAGGACAGCGAAAACCGATATATAACAGAGGATGCAGGCTATGACTATGGTAAGCTGACAAGGCTATATGAAACATGGGAAAACCTCAACGGGCAATACAAAGAAGTAACCGGCACCATAAACAAATACGAGGGCGTAATAAAGGACTTGTACGGCGAATACAGCAACCTTTCAGGCGAAACCGATGACTTGACGGACAGTACAAGTAAACTTACCTCAAAGACCGATAACGCTGCCGAGAGTGTCAAAACCCTGTCCGACAAAATGTCAGAGATGGCATCGAAAACTACCGCCGTGACGAATGCAGAAAAGGAGTACAAGGAAAACGGAAAGCTTACAGCTTCTACACTTCAAACTATCATAGATAAGTACCCAGATTTGGAGAATGAAGTTTATAAGTATATGCTCGGTCTTACTGACGCTAAAACATTGATTAAATCAATGAAAAACACTTATCAAGATGATTTGACATCATATATAAGTGTTATCACTCAAAAAGCCGGAAAAAGTAATACTTTCTATAATGAATTGATAAATGCAAATGCGGATTTTGTGAATAAGGCAAAAGAACAGTATGGTATTGATTTGCATAATTTTAAAAATTTGCAAGATGCGAAAGAAGCTATGGTTACAGAAACTGCATCAAAAATCCAGGGTCCTACGGAAATGAACACAGGGGAATTTAAACCGATAGATGTCGAGGATTTATTAAAAAACGGAAGTGTTAACAAGAATTCATGGCAATATAAAACGGCTGAAAGTATAGTAGATAAATTCATAGGTTCAGCAATAACAGCAACAACAAGTTATCGAGATTTTTTTGGCGGTTCAAGCAAAAAAAGCAACAATTCAAATAAATCAAGTAAATCAAGTAGCAGTGATACCTCTGCCGCCGAAAAAGCTGCACAAAAAGCCGAGGACGAGCGCATAAAGAAATACGAGCTTGCCGAAGCGGCATATAACAAACTCATTGATAAGCGTATCGCAAAGATTGAAGAAGAAACTGCGGCGAGAGAAAAGGCAAAGGATAAAGCCATCGCCGCAATAGACGCGGAAATTGAAGCGAGAAAGAGGCTGAATGAAGATAGGGACTCACAAAAAGAACTGAATGAGGTTAATGCACAGCTGCGGTATTCACAATTGGACGAATTGAGCCGCAGAGAGCTTGAGCGTAAACGGCAGGATTTATTAAATGAACAATCTGAAATATGGTGGCAAAGGCGTGCGTCTGATAAAAAAGATAGCTTACAAAATGGATATGATTCCTACAAGAGCAGCAGTGATGCGATGGTAACAGCTTTGCAAAAAGCGGCGAACAGTGCGGCGGACTATTTCGATTCGCTGAAAGAGGGCGCAAAGACAAATTCTTATATAGTTAATAATAATTCCGATACAAGGAATATACAGATTGTTTCAAACGCTCTCAGTAATCAGCAAATGCTTGATAAACTGCTTAATGCGATTTACAGTAAATAAAAATCATAAAATGTAATTTTTTGATGTTGCAGTAGTTTTTGTATCCGTATTTGATACGCACTCTCGTTTGAGGGTGCTTTTTTCATGCCATGAGTATGGTAATAAACTGTTCAATTTTTATATCCAAAGGAGTGATGAAATGCGAAAAAAGATAAAATACTGTTCAGAAAACGGACTTATGTTTGAATTTGGTGACAAAGCACCGTATTATCTTGAAAAAATTAACGCAACAAGTATTTCTGGTGTATTTACAACAGACATAATTCCAAATTGTTTGGGACAGGTAACTACAAGTAAAACCCTTGGTAGCAGGACGGTTATATGTGAATTGGCGGTTATGTTTTCTTCCGATGATATGAGAATGTTCAAAAAACAAATATTATCAGAAATTACAGAGTGCTTCAACCCGTTGTCGAACGGTACTCTTGAGATTGAAACAGATTTCGGAAACTATGAAATTAACTGCTATCCTCAGGAAAGTCCGACGTATGATAACAGCAAGGTCCCCTGGATATATCGTTTTACGGTTGACTTAGTTTGTGATTATCCGTACTTCAAAAGTACAAGAGTAAACGAAATCGAATTGCCCGCAGATACGTCAATAATTGTTAACTCACCATCGTTTATTGATAACAGAGAACTTATGATTACTATTCCGGATTTTAACGCAAATTTCACACTTGCAAATAAAACTACGAATAAAGAAATCAGATTGATAAAATTCGGAGGCGGAAAAGTTATACTTGATGTTTTGAATTTCAAACTGAAAACACCCGACGGGAGAGATGTATCACGCTTTATTGATATAACTTGCGACATAGAAGATTTTTGCCTAAAACACGGGAAAAATGAGCTTCTATCTAATCTTAATGCAACGATTAAATACAGTAACATATTGTTGGGGGTGATGTAATTGCTTTTGAAAGTTTTTTCATATCCGACACAATCGAATACATTTCAGAACGAATTTTTATTTCAGACTGACAGAATTATTTCGTACACATATACAAAGAAGTTTGTAGGAACAGGTAATTTCACGCTTGTACTGCCTGTTACAAAGCAAAATATTGAAAAAATAATTGAGGACAATATCTTGTATATTGACAACGATTGGCTGCTAGTAAGCAATATTAAGAGAAGCGGTGAGCGTATTACCGTAACAGGCACAGACCTCAACGGGTTTCTTGATATGCGTATAACCACGGTAGGAGTTAAGAGTATAAGAGGTATTTATGATGATTATGACCCTATGCAAGGTACAACAGACAGTTGTGTTGTACACTATTTGTTACGAAACGCAACGGAAACGGAGGACAATGAGAGAAAAATGCCTCGGCTTGTTGTAGGTCAACGAGTTCAGGGAAAAGAAAATGATAGTTATTTAGCAAGGCTTCAACCGCTTTCTGAGGTTGTTTCCGATTTATGCAGGAATGCTATGGTAGGTTATGAAATCGTTGGAGATTTTGAAAGTAATAATTTTATTTTTAATATGCTTAGAGGTATAGACAGGTCGATAGAGCAGTCTGTACACGAGCCTGTGATATTCTCAAGAAAAAGAGGAAATTTATTTTCGGAAGAATATGAGAGAGGAAACGAAAATCTTGTCAATGCAATATACGCCACAGGCACAGATGTCACAAGGGTTGTATATCGTGATTATGATGTCCCGTCAGGCATAAAACGGAAAGAAATCGCTATAGACGTATCTGTCGATACAGTCGCAGATATTGAAGATTATGCATTGAACCAAACGTCGGGAAACATATCTAACAATAGCTATGAAGTAGATGTGCGGGCAATAGATGATTTTGGTACAAAATATAATCTTGGCGACTATATTACAGTTAAAGACAGTGTGACTGGGCAGACTTGGACGGCAAAGATTGAAGAAGCAACAAAGACAGTTTCTGCGGCGGACAAAAAATTATCACTTGTTATCGGTGAAACAAGAACAAAATTGCTTAATAAAATACAAAATCAGGCAAAAACATCGTCAAAGAGTGAAAGCACAAGAGCCGCCTGTGCGTCATATAACACTGCGTCAACCCTTGTAGGTGCAAAAGGTGGCTATGTTCAGATTAGAGCAGGAGCAAACAATAAACCTTGTGAATTGCTTGCAATGAACAGCGATGATATTAACACTTCTGACAGCAATGTATTAAAACTCGGCAAAGACGGATTATCAATATCGGAAAACGGGTATCTTGGCTTGTATAAAAAACTTATTGATATTAACGGCAAAATATCAGCAAGTGCGGTGAACGGTGTGCTGAGGAGTAAGAACGGCAGAATTGTAATTGATTTAGACAATGAAACGATTACAGTTGATGGCTGTGAAATAAAAGCTATGACTTATACAACGTCAACAGGTGAAACCATAAAATATTGGGGGTGGGAATAATGCTTAAATTGATACGGGGAGTAACGCAGAGCATTGCAATTACTATTACGGACGATGACAGTAATATATACAAGCTACAAAGCGGAGAGGTTCTCAGATTAGGTATAAAGCGTAATCCGCAAAATACAGATTATGATGTTAAAAAGGAAGTTAGTAGCGAAGCATTATATGGTGATTCTTATGTTATAAATTTTGCTCCTGAGGACACTTCTGACCTAAATCCAAGTCCCGAATACAGGTTTGATGTTGGTTTACAGACATCAGACGGCAACTTTTATATGATTATTCCGTGCAGCAAATGTGTAATTTTGCCTGCTGTTACAGCAAAGGAGGCTGCACAATGATGAAACTTAAAGGACAAATAACTCAAAAGCAGAGTTTGTTTGGCAAGCTTTCGAAGCCGAGCGGAAGTGGGAAAAGCGACCACAGAACAATAGAATTGCTGTCGGGCTATCTTATACAAAAAATCAAAACGAGGGCACTACCGATAATCTACTACAACACGCCAAGCGAGTTAATCGGCAAGACAACAGAGAGCATAGTCGGTAATAAGTCACTTGATAATCCGTCAGTCCTCACAGGCTTACATATTAATAATACAACACTTTATAGCCTGCCTGATGGCACTGTCTATGATAGTCTGACAGCGACCAACGGCACTGTAACAATAACACGCAGGTGCGGGCACTTCATCGTTGACGGCAGTACCCCGATTACAGCGATAATTCCAAGCGACGATTCAAGAGTTGCAGATGGATATTTCGCTATTGGCTATACAAAAACAACATTCGATAAAGCTATTGCTTCACGAGCAACAAATGCGTATTGTAATCGTTTGTCTGTAAGCACACAGACAGCTTTAACAGCAGTTTCGGACACAGAAATATATATAAACAGCTCGCAGGCACTTTATATTGTCCTGCCGACAGGGACTTGCAATGAGGACAGGGCAAGTGTTGCAGCATGGCTTAATACTCATCAGGTCGAAATAATTTATCCTCTCGCAGAGGAATATGAGGAATATGAGGAGATGGTTTAATGAGTTATGTAAATAAAACGGTAAGCATAAACGGCACAGAAAAGGATTTTATCAAAGCATTTGCGAATGAATTAACATCAGCAGACGGCAGAATTACTTGCGAAACAGATATTGACGCAGAGTTCAATAAGGAAAAAACATATAGCCCCGTTATTGTTTTTAACATAAACAATTGTTACAAAATCAAATTTAAGCGACAAGCAACACTGTCAATTCAAACAAAAGGTTATTATGTAACTTGCATTATAAACGGCAATGAAACAACATATTCAAAATATCTGGAATTTTCACAATATCTATTTGCAACAGATGTTGCAAATAGACTCTATAAATTCAGCATTGTTCGTAACACAAACTTCTTGTCAATAAAATTTGCAGGATATAACTATGTTTTACCGTTAAAGGCTGAAGTTGATATTTTTTCATATCATACAGACAATTTTAATGTTGTTTCTAAAGAATCGGATACAGCAGGTTCTGCAACACAGCGTTTGTTAATTCGTACAGATGAAACAGGCAAGGGCGATGCTTATACTTTTGCGAATCGTTTGAATTATGACTGCAAAGAAAATGTTGAGATAATTGAGAGTAAGGTTTTGATTCAGTCAAATAATGCAGAGCGTACTGTAACTGGTATTATCGACTGCTCAACAGTTAGCAAAGACAGCATTATTAACATAGATGACTCAAAATATTATGCTCTTGATGAACATACGCTTGCTTTGATATGAGAGGCGGTGAAGAAATGGATTCAACTATTATTTCTGCGGCACTTGCACTTATCGGGTCACTTGTAGGTACATTTGGCGGTATTGTTACAACAAACAAACTAACATCATATCGCATACAACAGCTTGAAAAGAAAGTGGACAAACATAATAATCTGATTGAGCGTACATATAAACTTGAACAGCGTGCGGCGGTCATTGATGAAGAAATCAAAGTAGCTAATCATCGCATTGATGATTTAGAACACGAAAGGAAGTAATAAAATGAGCAACAAAACAAAAAAATGGATTAAGGCAGCGGGCATAAGAGCAATTAGAACAGTTGCTCAGACAGCAGTTGCTACAATTGGTGTAT